CACCTTATTCAGCGCCGTTTGTGCATTGACGGCCTCGAGCGTCGAGCGCGCCATGATCGCGGTCTGATCCTCGCGCAGCTTCCCGATCTGGATCTCGAGCTCGGTCTGCCGCTTGTTGTTCGCCTCGACCACCTTCATCCGGTCTTTTTCGCTCTCGAGTTGTGTGTACGTCGCTTTCGTGAGGGCGTCCTCGTTCGCGGCGAGTTGCTTGATGAGATCGATCTGGCCCTCGACGCCGTAGTGGCCCGCCTGCGCGGCCTCGATCTCTTTCATCGCGCCGATCCGCTTGTTGTACCCGTCCATGAGCTCGGCGTCGGCCTGCCGGTGCGCCGCGGCGGCGGCCTCGGTCGCTTGTTTCTCGGCGGCCAGGGACTCGACGACGGCGCGTACCTGCGTCTCGGTCAGCTTGTACGCGATCGCGACGTCTTGCTGGTTCGCGTTATGTCGGAGCGCGTTCTGCGCGGCGGCGACGGTTTCGGTATTGATGTTCGCGAGGATCGCCTGCCAGCCCTTGCCGGCCGCGGTGACGGCCTCCATTGAGGCCTCCCATTTCGCGTGAGCGTCGGCGGCGGCCTTCACCTCGGCGGCGTTTTCTTTCGCCGCGGCGTTGTTTTCTTTCGCCCATTTGGTATTCAGGGCGAGGGCCTCGGCGCCGTTGGCCGCATGGATCCCGGTTCGTTGCAAGGCCAACGCGATCGCGTCCTGCTCGGCGCCGGCGGTTTGCGCGGCCAGGCCCGTCCCGAGGAGCTTGTCGGTGAGGTTCACGACGGCTTGATCCGCGCCGGTGATCTTGGCGATCCAGCGGCCGACGTCCCAGCCGGCCATCGCGGCGCCGACGACGAGGCCGGCGGTCCCGAGGAGGCCGATTTGCCCGGCGCTTTTCCCGGCGACAGCCCCGAGATCCTCGACCGCTTTGATCTGTGGGCCGATGTGGATCCCGACGGCGTTCAGCGCCCCGTCAAATTTCGAGTAGGACTCGGCGAGGCTCGAGGTATGCGGGACGGCCGTCGCGGTCGTTTTTTCGAGGTCGGAGACGGCCTGCGTCGCGCTCGTCGCCGAGGCTTGAAAGGTTTTGAGATCGCTCGTCGCCTCTTGCGTTGCGTCTGAGAATTGCGAAAAATCGGCCTCGAATTTCCCGGTAATCGGCATCGGTTAGGCCTCGGCCTGCGCTTGTTCCTTCAGGAGCTCCTCGACGAGGATCGCGTACACATCGGCGTCGAGGTCGGTTACCCACTCATAGCGCCAGCCACAGCGACGGGCGATGTTGAGGTCGGCGACGACGCGCTCGGCCCAGCCGTTTTTTTTTGCGCGTCCCGCTCGGCGCGCAGGGCCTCCTCGTGCGCCTCGATCGCCAGGCGGATCTCGGCGAAGGCGTCGCCGTCGAGGTTGTCGACGATCGCCTCGAGCTCGGCCTGCGCGATTCCCTGGATCTCGACGCGGTGCCCGGCGTCGTCGGTGAGCGACCAGTCGAGGAGGTACGCCGTAATCGTCGCGAGGCCGGCGCGCGTGAGGCGCGGGACGAGCTTCACGCCGCCGGTGAGCGGATCCTCGACTTGCTCGGTCCAGCGTTCGGTGCGGGCCCGGGCCTCGCCCGCGCTCAGGCGCCGGCGGATCGTGAGGGTCTCGCCGCCGCTCAGGGCGATCGTCGTGGTTTCCGGTCGGACGAAGCGCGACATAGGTTAGGACTCCGGTGGGCCGAGTTGCCCGGCGAGCGAGGATCCCGTGAGGGTGACGGCGACGACGGGCCAGCAGAACCGCCCGCCGATCCGCGGCGCCGTAAACTTGAGGCCCGCTTGTTTCAGTGAAAAGGGATCCGCCCGCGCGACCTGGGCGCGTACCGTCCAGAGGCCGCCTGGTGTTCTGGCGGCCGTCCACTCTTTGCAGACGGCCGCCGTGCGGTAGCCCCAGACGATCGTCGCCTCGAGGCCGCGCAGGGTGATCCCTTCGGTGAACACGGTCTTAGGCGTGTACCCCGACGGCCCACGCCGAGCCGGTCCAATTCGCGCGCGAGCCGTCGCCGAGTTGGATGTACTGACCCGTCGTCCAGTTCGTCGCCGGGTTCGCCACGACCGTCGAGAGCGCGGCGAAGTTTTGCGGCGGCGTCGCGCCGCTCGGCGTGAACGTGCCCAGGCCCGTGCCCGGCCCGGCGCCGGTGGCCATCACCTGACCCGGTACCGACCACGATCCGGCCGCCTTGAACGTGCCCGTGACTTTCGGCGCGTTCATCGAACAATCGATATCCGCCGACATGTACGCGGGCCCCGACCAGAAAAAACTCGGCTCGGTCGTGTTCGGCATCAACTGTAAGGCGCCCGGGCTCGGTTGCATCGCCGCCTTGAATAGCGTGAGCTCGGCCGAATTCCAGAACCCCGAGAACGATCCGCCGATGTCCATGAGGCCGGGAATGTAAACCTTGTTCGTATCACCGAAACACGAGACGTCCTCGTAGTCGGTCGCAAACGAGCCCTTCCAGGCGTTGATCGAAATGATCTGAACGAGCGCCGATCCGCCGAGCGGATCGTAAGAGACTTTGCCGTAGCGGCCGGTTTTGATACTCATCGTTCGGGCCCTCGTTTAGGTGATAGCTGCATGTACCCGGTACTCGCCGCCGCGGTGAAACCAGCGCAGCGAGGGATCGACCGTGTCGACGTCCGTCTCGCGGATCGGCCGCTCGCGGCGCGCCCGCACGTCGGCGTACCCGGTGACGGTGAGCGCGGCGTCCTCGAGGAGCACGTCGATCCGCGCCGCCGCGCCCTTGATATCGCCGCCGGCCGTCGAGAGCATTTTCGCGACGACGGTATAGGTTTTCTCCTCGAAGGCCCGGCCGGCATCGTAGGTCGCGTTATCGACGGCGTCGGCCAGGGCGACGATCACGAACCGTTGCGCGTTCGGCGGCGCCTCGTCCATGTACACGCCGTCGGGCACGAGGCTTTTCAACGTCGTGTCCTGATAAAGCACGTTCACGAGCGCGGCGTCGATCGCCGAGGTATCAGGTTTCGGCACTGCCGCTTGTCCTGAGGCCGCGCTCCTCGAGCAGCGCGACGATCGCCTCGATGTACCCGCGTTGATACTTGTTGCGGATCGGGATAAACGTCGGCCGCGCCGGCGTCGTGCCGTGCTTGCCCTTGCGCCGGCCGCTCTCATAGGCGTACGCATAGGGCGCCGTGTTCATCAGGTACACGACCTTGCCGTAGTCGAGACGCTTCTCGCGCACGATCACGCCGTCGCGTAAATGCGTCGCCCAGCCCCTCGCGGCGTACGCCTTATGCGTCACGTCGTCGCGATAGGGATACGCCGCCTTGATCTCGACGGCCGCCTGCTCGGCGCTCTCGGTCGCCAGGGCGCCGCCGGCCTGCGCGAGATCCTCGGGCAGCTTGCCGAGCTCCTCCTCGAGGTCGTCGAGGCCATCCCAGGTGACGCTTGCCATTAGGTGAGCACCTCGACGGCGAGCAGTTGCGTCTCGATCCCGCGCTCCTCGAGGTTGGCGACGTTGATCACATTGAACCGTCGCCCGTTGAACGTGATCCGCGTCTCGATCGTGATCCCGGCGTGATAGGGCCCGGTGAGGACGTGCGTCGCCTGGGCGAGGACGGCCGACGAGGCGAGCGTCTCGAGCGTTCTCAGGCGTTGCGAGGCCGGCGTAATCGCGCAATCCCAGAAGGCCGGATCGAGCGCCTCGAAGGTTTCGGTATAGCCGCCGTCGCCGTCGGGCGCGGGATCGCCGGGGTTCTCGAGGCTCACGACGTGGCGGTACTGGCCGATCGCGGTCATGCGAGCGTCGGATCCCGGTACATGGCGAGCAAGCGGGCGATCGCCTGCCACACATCGGCGTCAGGCGTCGAGCCCGACGCGCTCGGCGCCATATCGTCGCCGCGGTGTTCGTACAAATGCGTCGTCAGGATGAGGACCGCATGTTTGACGGCGAGCGGCGCCGTATCCGCATCCCACGTCGGATCGGCCGCGGTCTTGAGATACGCGACGATCGCCTCCTCGGCGGCGTCGAGTTTTTGCCCGATATCGGCGTCGTGATCAGCATCGCGGATCCGTAAATGCGGTTTCACCTCGTCGACGGTCCAGAGCGGGCCGGCGAGGGTGACGCGGGAAAAATCTAAGGGCGCCATTGTTCAGGCCTCGGCGAGCTCGCCGATCGCGGCGGCGACTTGTTGCTCGGTCGGATCTGGCGACGCCGCGGGCTCGGGCGACGGCGCAGGGGCCGCAGGCGCCGACATGGCGTTCGGTGCCGCGGGATCCCGGCCCGCGAGCGCCGCCAGGCTGTACATTTGCTGTTGGAGGTACGGCGTCTCGCCGCCGTCGACGGGCCCGAGGCCGAAGTACTTGAGGCGCGCCTCGTTCGGCGAGAGCACGCCGGCCATGATCGTATCGTGCGCGGCCTTGGTGCGCGTCGCCGTATCCATCCAGATCAAGGCGTCGATATCAAATTCGGTCCCGTAGGGCGCCGGCAGCTCGAGGCCTTCGTCGAGGGCGCA